CGTCAGCGCCTGACCCTGTGCGGTGATGAAGCCGCGCACGGCATTGGTCAGGTCAACGTACTGGTTCTTGGTGTTCGTGAGGTAACCCGACAAGCCCTCGAAGCGCGCCATCAGGCTGACCATCTCAGCCTGCGAGCGCGTGTCGTTGTTAATCAGGTCGTTCTTCTGAACGAGAAGCCGCTGGTATTCCTTCTCCAGCTCGGTGAGCGTGCCGCGCTGGATGTCAACGGCTTCGCTCGCCTCATTCACGCTGGTCTGGAGCTCTTCCATACCGCCGGCGGCGCCTGCCGCGCCGTGCTCCAGCTCATAGAGCCACGTGCCGATTCCCTTCCCGCCGCGCGAAGCAGCATTGGCCTCACCGTCGATGTCGTCCAGAAAATCGCGGATGGTCTCGTGTTCGATGCGGAAGTCCCACGCGTCGGGGTTCGCCTTGCGGCGGTCGGCGCGCTTCTTCTCGGCGGCATCGACTTGCTCGATCAGGTCGAGCGTGACGCGTAGGCCATCCTCCAACAGGTTGAAGAAGATTTTCGTGTTCTCTTCGAACCCATCGGCCATGATGTTCTTGAAGCGCTGCCACTGCGCGGTCAGGCTGCCCATCGCACGCTCGTTGGCAATTGCCGCGGCGTTGCTGTTGGCGAAGGACAGCAACAGCATGTCCATCACGTCGGTGTTGTTCTTCGCGGTCAGGTAGAACGCGGCAGCGCGCGTCTCCAAGCCGGTGTAGGCCTGCGCCGCACCGAAGCCAGCGTTGCGCAGCGTGTCGAGCACTGCCGGCAGGCCGCGTACTGTCACGTCCACGTCGGCGGTCGTCAGGTTGAGAGCCTCCAGCTGACGGGTCAGCTTCTCGCTGGGCGTCTGCAGATCGACGAGGAACTGGCGGAAGCCGGTACCGATGGTCGAACCGGAGCGCACACCTGCCTGCGCGAGGGCGCCGACCGTGGCCAGCATCTGTTCGAGGCTGATGTTCTGCTCGAAGGCGGTAGCGCCGACGTACTGAATGGCCTGACCCACCTGCTGCACCGTCAACTTGGTACGGTTCAGGGCGTTGGTCATCAGGTCGGCAACGCGAGCGGCCTCGGAACCTTGTAGCTGGAAGGAGCCGAGGGCCGACGGGACCAGCTGCACAGCCTCATCCGGCGTGGAGCCGGAAGCGGTAGCCAGCGTGGTCACAGCACGCAGCACGTCTTCCATCTGCGCGGCGCTGACACCGGCCTGTGCCAGCGTCTGCGCGATCTTGGCGATCTCGACGGTGGCGTAGCGGGTCTCGGAGCCGATCTCGACGATCGCTCCCTTGAGCTTCTGCATCTGCGGCTCGGTCGCGTTGGCGATGGCCGAGAGCTTCGCCAGCTCATCCTCGAACTGGATGACGTAGCCGAGACCACCCTGCACCACGTTGAAGAAGCCGTAGGCTGCCGCCGCCGCCGCGCCGTACACGGAGGTACGCGCGAGCGCGATGCCTGCGTAGCGCGGGGACAGGATGTCGCCCATCGGGTTGCTGGGAGGAGCGCCGGCGCCAGTGCTGCCGCGAGCGGCCCGGTTCTTGAGCTCAGCAGCACCAAGCCGCATTTCCTCATTGACCAGCGCCTGCGCGGCACGAACATGCCGGTTCGCCAGATCGAGACGGGTGATGGCGGAGCGGCGCAGCTCCTCGCTGACGCCCTGCTGCTGGCGCATGGCCGCGAGGTTGGCACGCGCCGAGGCCTGTTCGCTTTGGAACTGAGCGAGGGCACCAGTGCGGCTGCCGGTGCTGTTGATCGCGGCCTGCACCGTGCTGGGGACCAGCAGGGTGTCAGCGCGAGCACCGAAAGCCGAGAGGCGCGTGGACGAAAGCGACTGCTGGCGCTGCAGCTTGGCGATGTTCGAATCTAGTGCGGCACCCAGCGCCTTCTCCACCCGGATACGCTCGGCGATACCGCGTGCGGCCTCGGCATTGTTGCTGGCGACGGCAAGGCGCTCCTGGCGCAGCTGCTGCAAACGAGCAGCCGAAGCGGCGCGCGCCGCGCGCGCTTCGTCAAGGCTAGTCAGGTTCTTGGCAGCGCCCACCACACCGGCCTGTGCCGCTTCCAGCTTGGCGCGTCGCACTTCCTTGGCACTGGCAACACGGGCCTTGTCACCCGCGAGGTCGTTTGCAAGCGTCTGCTTGTTCGCCGCCATGACCAGCTTCTCACCGGCAATCTCCTCGGTGATGACGCGGCGATTGGCGGCAGTGCGATCGCGCGCTTCCTCGCCGTAGAAGACCTTGGCCTCGGCGAGGCTCTCGCGGCGTGCGGCACGCTCGGCACGCCGCTCGGCGTCGTAACGCTGCTTGGCGTTCCGCTCCGCCCCGACGAAGCCCTGATCACGGACCTTGCGATCCTCCTGCAGAGCCTTGAGGTCGGAGCGAGCAGCCTTCAACGCCGCGATGTTGGCGTCGACAATCTGCTTGATCTTGGTAACGTCTTGGACCGTCTGCGCACTCAAGCTCTGCAGGGTGCGGGAGAACTGGTCGATGCGCATCTGTACGATGCGCATTGCGTCGAAGATGGGCTTGCCATCTACGTCAAAGAAGACGTCCTGTTCAATGGGTTTGCCGGCCATTCCTCCCTATGTGACTAGGAGGGAACGACCGGCAAGAGATTTCTAGGTCAACCGCTAGACGATGAAGGCGCGGGTTGGCGGAGCCACGTAGTGCTTCTTGCCGCTGAGGGTGGACCGGATGCGGTCCTGCACCTGCCTGATGGGCAGCAAGCGCCGGCCCACCTCGCCGTACTGCCGGCTGCGCAGGATCATCGTGATCGACTGCCGCGCGCGGTAGCCGTTGTCCGAGGCCCACTTGTCCTTCGGCGCGAGGATGTTGAAGCTCTCGATCACCACCCCCGGATGCTCCTTGAGCACCATGTTGTGGTGGATGTGGCCGATGTCCACATAGCAATAGTCGCTCGTGCCCCAATCCTCACGGAAGTCCGTGGACATGACGCTCGCCAGCCGGTGTGGCTTGCAGGTGTCGGAGTGGTGGGTCATCACGAACGTGCGGCCCATCTTGTAGCCGATGAAGGGCGTGTCGTTGTTGAGGACGTTGACGCGGCCCGTGTCGCCGTAGGCCACGCGCAGGAGCTCGGCCATCCAGATGTCGTTGGTGCGACTGTGGTTGCCCTGATTGACGATGACGTCGACGAACTTGGCCTTCGTCAGCGCCTTGTCCACGACCCACCGCATGAGGCGGGAGTAGACCTTGATCATCTTCGGGAAGCGACCGTCGAGGTCGAGGGAGTGGCCGCTGGCTTCGGTGACGCCCGACATGTTCTCGTAGTGGGTGAAGTCGCCGAGGTCGTTGATGACCATGCGTTCGCAGACAGGAGCCTCGTCGATCAGCATGCCGACCGCCGCGGTGAGCTCTGCTTCGGCGATCTTGAGGTCGAAGTTGGCACCGGTCTCTGCTTCGTGGGCAAGCATGCCCAAGTGAGCGTCGCCGATCTGGATCCACGGAATGATGTCGGTATCGACTTCTCCGCTCGCCATGACGGGCGCGGAGACCTGGATGGTTGGCTGCTCGGCGATGAAGGCCGCGATGCCTTCCTTGACCTGTTCGGCCCAAGCCTCGTCGTCGAGGCGGGTCTTAGTCCACTGCAGGACTTGCGTTCTCGCCCCCGTCTCCTGATCGATCCGATCGAGCGTGCTGTGACCTTTGGCGATGAATGGACTCGGGACTGCCCGCTCTAACCCAAACTCCGGGGCCCACCCGTGGGCTGCTGCATTCCGTTTCGCTGTCGTGATTGCTTCGTGAACTGTGCTCTTCCCCTTCCCCAGCGCTCTCGCCGCTGCTCGCATGTTCCCGCCGTTGCTTTGGACTACGTCGATGTAGAGAGCTTGGACGGGTGTGGCCCACTGCTTTAGGCCGGAAAGGTCTTCTATCATAGTTCAAGTTCCTATGTCGGTGTCGTTGGGAATTGGCCGTGAGACAGGTTGTTGCTGTCCGACTGCAAGCTCAACCAGTGACCAGCGAGGTCGATGCGACCCCATGCCAGCGTGATCGGGGTGTTCACGGCGGTGGTATTCTTGTTGAGCGACAGATACTTAGACGCCTCAGGGTCCGCGCTCGTCTGAACCTTGGGTGATTTCATGAACAGGTTCATGACCCCTTGCAGGACCATGATGGAGCCGCTGATGATCAGCGAGGCGCCCATGGCGGTGGTGAGACCGCCTGTGAAAAGGCCGGCGCCGATCAGCGCAGCGCCAAGGATGATGGTGCCGAACTTGCCGCTGCCGAAGGCCAGCGAGGGCATGATGTCAACTTCCTCGGCGCTCTCGTAGAGCGACTCTTCGGTCATGTGGTCCACGACCACGACGCGCATGTCGCGGGGCCAGTTGACCTGACGCGAGAGACCCTCGATCGCATCGGCGATGGTGTCGGCCTGAATCTCGAAGGTGGAACCTCCGACGACCTTGGCCAGTTCTCCGTGAAGGTTCAATCGCATTTCATCACCAGCCCGTCTTCGACCACAAACTCGGCGACTGTGGGCTTTCCGTCGCGCATGCCGACGATCACATGGCGCAAGTCGGGCCATGCAAGGAAGGCTGAATAGTCTTCACCGCTGAGGTTGGGGTCGCTGTCAGGATGAGTATGCCACGTACCGATTACGCCGCCCGCCTTGATGCATTTGAGCACGGCCTTCGGATCCATCTCGCAGCCGCGCTCAGGCTCAGCATGCAGGTTCGCAACCTCGACGACAGTACCGTCGTCGAGGAGGAGGCCGCAGCGCTCTTGGGTATCACCCGACTGGAGGAGCGTTTCGAGCATCAAGCAGAGCCTTTATATCGACATCCGGATAGACCGGTCTGAGGTCCGGCACGTCCTTGTGCCGGAGAAGAAACGAGGTGCGGTCGCGCCAGAAATCTCGGTAAACCTCTGAATTTGAAAACCGCCCATACAGATGGTGGAGTATCTTGTCATCCCCCAAATACACGACCAGGTGATTTGGGTTAGCTTCGTTGATCGCGATCGCCATGACGTCGCCGGGGCGCAGGTCCTTGAGCTTCCATTCCGTGATCGTCTCGAAGCCGCACTTCTCGGGCAGGATGCGGAGCAAGTCAAGCTGGTCCGATTTCCAGTCGTTGGGGCGCGCGTAGTTCGGGAGCTCGATGTCGAAGTTGTCTTTGAAGAACCGGCGCTGCAGCTCGAAGCAGTCGTCGTTGCCGATCCCCGTGAAGGGGATCATTTCGAGGTGCTCGTATTTCAGGGTCACAGCATCTGCACCGAGGGAAAGGCCGGCGGCGCATACGTGCGGAAGGGCATACTGAAACCGAGGCTGTCCGAGTAGGTGGCCAGCTGCAGCTGGATGTTCGAACGCGAGTAGCCCATCACCCGCTTGACGCGGTAGGTGCGTATCTGCCGGATGAGACGGTTGTTGATCACGTCGTCAAGCAGCAGCGTGAGGCGCACGACGGTCGCATTGTCCAGCGTGCCGTCGTTGATCAGCGGCTTGAACATCGAGAGATCGACGTTGTTCTGGCCAATCTGCAGCGTGGGGTTGGACAGGCCGCTGTCGGCGGTGTTCTTGTCGCCGGAGATTTGCATCGGCACCCCGGTGTACAGGTTGGTGCGCCACGTCACGTCGTTGTCGGGCTTGAAGCGGAGCACGCCCGCGCCACCTGCCGGCGTCAGCTCGTACAGATCGACCCGCCCGTCGGCGATGAGCTTGTGGCTGTCAACGATGTGTTCTGAGGGGATCGTGGGCATGGGTCACCAAAGAGAAGGGCCTCCAAATAGGAGGCCCTTCCGGTATTCGTCAAGGATGTTGAAGTGGTTGGGCTTAGGCGCCGACGTAGAGGCGACCGGTTTTGCGCGTGCCGACCTCGGCAAGGCGACCTGCCGCTTCAGCAGCCGACATGAGCAAGGGCTTGAATTCCCAAGGCATGGAGCTGTACTGAGTTTCGGAGTAAGAGAGCTGGAAGCCCTTCACGACGCGAACCTTCGGCGCGATGTAGGTCATCGGGCGATCATAGTTCGACAGCGTGCCGGTGATCTTGAGGCAGAACAGATCGTCCGCGTCCATGTCGCCAACCGGAACCGGATGCACAACCCACACGCGGTCGCCCGCAACGAAGGACATGCCCGCCGGAATGGCGTAGGAGCCGGCGATCGGCACGGCGTAGGGGCCCGCGCCAGTGGCAGCGCCCGAAGACACGGTCGGGAAGACGTAGTCGGTACCGTCGCGACGCTGGATCAACAGGGTCGAGCCGGAGGGGATGTCGCCGATCGCGGTGATCGCCGAGGCAGCCTCGCCGGGGATCGGGTCGGAAGTGATTGACAGCGAGACGGCAGCCGCAGCAGCTGGCGCCGCGAGGACGCCACGCTTCACCTGAACGGCGGTGCCATTCATGCCCTGCGAGCGCAGGAAGTTCTGCGCAGTCATTTCGAAGACGTTACCGCTGATGCTCGTGGCAACACCGGTACGCTTGGCGTCGATGGTAACCTGAGCGACGCCCGAGAGCAGTTCGATCAGCGAGCTATCGACGCCGACGGTAACTTCCTGCGCGACGCCGACCGAGTGGGTCGCCGGGATCAGGGAGAAAACGTCGGTCGTGAACGCCGGAGCCATCATGATCGTGGCCGAGGTCAACGAGAAGGCGGACTTTTGCACATCTGCCATCTAATGGCTCCTACTAGAGATTTCGCGTCACCAGTGACAGCGCTCCTCCCTGTCTTCAATCGGTCAATGGCCCACCACGGTCAACCGCTCGTCGGCGATGCTCCTTGGCAAGGTTGTCACCCTCCCACAGGGGTTGAAGATTGGTGTAATGGCAGCATTCAGAAAACTGAACAGGATCGGACAGATCGAAGGTACAAATCTCACGAACGTGGTCCAAATGCCAGCCACCTCGGCCATAATTTTCCCATGTCATCCCGTCTTCAAAATGTGTTTCTAGCCACACTTTAAGTTCGCCGAAAGTACAACCTAAGGCATTGAGGGTTTTATCAGGTTTAGGAAATGACTTTCTTACAGCGTTAGAAACTCGGCTTCGCAT